GTACATAATCCCAGATGTCATTTTCGCGATCACCGAGACAATGCCCGCCATAGGAGCAATCGCGGCGACTATCCCAGCTATAACCATAACGGTTTTTTTACCTGCTGGGCTTAACTCGTTGAATCGATCCAACAGTTGCTTCACGCTTTGTGCAATCTTTAAAAAGATTGGCCCAAGCGTTTTAGCTACCGTTTCCCCCAAGTCATGCAGGCCGAGCTTCAAATTTTGTGCTGCGAGCTGTGTATCGTCTACTTCATCTACAACTTGGCTATATGTGCTTTCTACGGTACCTGCCGAGTTTTGAATTGCTTTCGTGTAAGATTCGACCTCAAATCTGCCGCCCTTGATCGCGTCGGCAAGGTCCGGCCCTGCCTTTTGCCCAAAAGCTTCTATGGCGAGTGTTGTCGCACTCGCCAAGTCTGGGCAGTCTTTGATCTGCTGCATGGTTTTTGCGAACTCCTTTTGCGGGTCTTTGTTGGCAGCACCCCAAGCGGATATCGCTTTTTTCATTCCTGAAAATGCAATTTCAGTGTTAACACCTGCCTTTTCCCACCCGGCAAAGAGTGCAATTGCGTTTTCTGTGTCTATCCCCAGAGCGCGCATTGGCGCACCATATTTCGCAAGGTTGGTTGTCAGCGTATCAATGGAGATTCCGCTTTTTTGAGCCGCTACAGTCAGAGCATCTAGCAATGGTTTGTATTGGCCCGCCGAAATTCCTGCGTCCCCCATTGCACGGGTAACAAGCTGTACAGACGTGTTTACGTCCGTTCCATTTACCTTCGCAAATTTCAAAAAATCCACGGACGCAGACTTTAGCTTTTCTCCTGTAAAATCAAGGCGCGTGTTGAGTTCTCCCACGGCAGCCCCGATATCCCCAAAATCGCCCGGAACTTCTTCCGCGACCTGTTTATATACCTCTTGGAGGTCTTTTGCAGTCTCCTTGGTTGCGCCGGTTTTGGTTGCCAAAGTGTCAAGCCCCACGTCAACCTCATCCATTGCCTTAACCGCATACGCGCCCGCACCCACAATAGCAGCAGACACGGGCGCCATAGCTCCGGAGACCTTTTTTGCCCCTTGTGATACGCTGTCGGCCACGCCCTTAATCTTTTCGATCGTTGCGTTCGACTGTGCCGCCTGCTTTTCAAGGCTTTTTAATTGTCCTTCTGTTTTGACAACTTCGCGTTGCAGGGAGCGGTACTGCTCAGCGGATATATCTCCACGCTTAAATTGTTCCTGTGCCTGCTTTTCGGCCTGTTTCAGCGTGTCAAGCTTCTGGCGGGTTTCGCTGACGGCACTTGCAAGCAGGGTTTGCTTTTGCCTGAGCAGTTCCGTATTTGTGGGATCAAATTTTAACTGCCGGTTCACTTCTCGCAGTTCGCTTTGCGTGGTTTTGATCTGCTTTTCTGATTTTTTTAGGGCATCGTTCAGTGGCCTTGTGTCTCCTCCGATTTCTACCGTGATGCCTTTAATTTTTCCTGTACTCATCTTCTCACCCCCCGTTCGCTTTTTGATTTCCAAATTGAGCGCGCAAAGCACCACGGTCCGGTTCCGTCTGCCTAATCGCCCAGCATTTTTTCAGGTATTCCTGCCCCTTCTCTGTTTGCATATAGCGGTAGATTGCCGCATCGCGTAAATAGAGGCAAAAAACAAAATAATTAAGCTCGTCAACCTCGCGGAGATTAAACCGCGTATATTCGCTGACGAGCTTTTCTGGCAATGTTTGGATATCAAAATGTCCCGCATCACCCTCGGCGGGATAATACGGGACATTCAGTTTTTTTGATTTTGCACCTCCGCAATCCACGATAAAAACGCCTCAAGAATCGCTTGCAGTTCGTCGAAATTGAGTTCTTCGATCAATTCACGCGGGACCTTGTATCCAGACTTATTTTTAGACAGTAGCTTTTGCATCGCATCGGTAAGCATATCAATCTGGTTCTCATCCTCCCCGGATTTACTGAGCGCCATGAGGCGTTTCATCGTTTTCAATTTCGGAGGCTCGATCTCCAGATCGATATCTCGCTTTCCGTCATCCGCTTCAACGGTCAGTCGCAATCCAAAATAGCGCTTTGACAGTGTGGTAACATCAAACATGTGTTATCCCTCCTGATCAGAGGCTTTGTCGATTTCCTCCGCATAAATGATTTTTGTTCCCTCCTCGTCACATGCCTGCGCCGAGAATTCAGCGTCAATGACAGTCTCCTTATCTTTTGTGAACGCGAGCGAGAATCCAGCGGTATTGCGGCCAGCGATAGCGAGATAGACATTCCCATATTCTGCGTCCTTGTGCTCAAACAGGATGACATAGACTTTTCCGTTGTCGTTACTGATCCCACCAATTTTCACGATACGCAGCCCGTTTGTGGTATCCTCTGTGACCCGACCAGTTGCGCAAAGCTTTTCAAGCACGGTGCCGTTCCATGTACAAATCCCGCTTTTTAACGTCGCTTCTTCTTCCGTGATAATTGTTTTGGTAACATACCCAAAATCATCCTGTGCCGTGTAAAAATTCGGCTTATATTCTAAGCTCGCGCCGCCTTGAATTCGCCCCAAAAGGAACTCATCTGTCGCCATGTCCTTGATAAGCTGGGCAACATCTCCGATGCTCTCCTTAAACTCTTTGATGTAAAGCTTTCCGCTTCCAAGCGTAATAGTGTTGGGATTTCTTTTCATGTGACGATCTCCTTTTCTAAAATTTCGTCGAGATAAAACAATGTCAGAAAACATTCTTCTTTGCTTAACCACTGCCGTTCTTTTTCGTAATGGATTCCCGCTGCTTCGATAAGATCGACAACTGACTCGTCATTCCCGTCCTCTGTGTAGTGCTCGATCGTTAGGTTATGCACCGTCAGGAGGTTTCCAAAATCGTGCCCCCTCCTGCTTGTATCATCCAGATAAACAATAAACGGGGCTTGCATTTGTTTGGCAAAGGCGGTTTCCGCAACCGGCTCTCCCGTCTGTTCGAGCCAAGATTTAATATTCACTCTGCGCCGCCTCCTTCGCAATTTCGAGCATATTTGCTTTCGCGAGTTCCTCTCCGTATTTGATGTGTGGAAAGGCACGGGAACGGCCTCCCCACGGCATAGCGTGGCCGTTTTCTAATAAATACGTTAAGCGGTAATACGGTGCCGCAACGTACCATGTATACGATCTTTGATAGGGCGTTTCAATCGTCCTTGACAGTCTAAAAGCTTTAACATACTCCCCTGTGCCTCCAAATGTAACGTGGTCTTTAATCGTCTGGTTTACCTGTTTGGATGTTTTTGCCACTCCGTCTTTTACAGCCTTAGATACCCCGACTACATAACCTTCCAACTCTTTTCCGATTGCGTCCTCTAAAATCCAAAATCCCGACAACCTGTCCCAACGCTATCCCCTCACAATCCCAATTTTTTGAGCGTAAGGACATAACACAGCGGGTTGGTATCGTCAAGCGCCTGCACCTGCTCGATCTTGTACTTTTTTCCGTCTATGATCGCATCGTCCTGCGGCGATATGCCTCCCGGTACGCGCGGGACATGGATGAGTTTGCTAATCTCCGTCCCCGCAGTGCGGGCGGCATAATGGCGTTTGATACCCACAACGCGGTTTCCATAGTGTAGCCTTATCCTTTCTCTGCTACCCTCCCGGATGATTTCGATGATCCCATCGTTAAAAGTCAAAAACTCATTCGGCGTTTTCGGTTTCATTTGGTTTCACCTGCGCATTCAAATGCAGGCTCAGCAGATCGGATGCAAAATTTTGCTCGAACGCCTCTAGTGCACGTGAGTTTGCATACCTACAATAGTCGAGTAGGAGCCGACGCGGCTCCCCTTCCTCGTCAAAATTGAGCGGCGCGCCTGCGATTTGCTCCAGGCGCGCCTTTCCTCTCGCGATGTAGCCGTCAATGCGTTTTTCCGTCGATATGTCATCCCACGTGATATCTAACTCCTGCATCACAGCTTCAAATAGTTCCATTTTTCACACCACCCGTCAGGATGCGGCTGTTTCTTTTTGCCTAACCGTCACCTCATAATTGGCCGGTTCTAATCCAGAGATGTCTGCCACGACAAAGGCGTTTCCGTCGAGCGGCATTCCATCGCCGTACATTTTAGTGATGTAAACCCGCTCGTCATCCAAAAAACGCACTTCGTCTGAGTATTCGACCTTGCCGCCCGCACCGCCTTTGCCAACGCCCATAAAATATCGGCTCGCAAGGCCAAAGATTGCCTTTCCGTCTGGGACATTAACGTCCTGCACGATGTCCGTAGGATACGGCATGACATTTTGGACGTAGGTCCCATTGGGCGTTAGGTAGGTTGTCGCAGGCATTACCTTATCAAAATAATCGGTCGGATTTACCGCCATCAGCAGCCTCGGGACGGCGCGCTTACGGTTATTCGGCCCTTTAGAGATTGTTTTTGCAATGCTTCCAATTGTTTTCGGCGAGAGATCGGTAATTTTTACCGCTTCTTTGTCGGGATATACGCCTTCCGTGACACTTCCGTCCGGATTTTTCATCATGCCAATTGGCTCGTTTTTACCGGTGCCCGCAATGATTGCCTTGCACAAACCAGCGCCGAGTGCTTCCGCGAGTACAGCACGGACGTATGCGTCGATCCACTGCGGCCCTGCATCCATCATGTCTTTTGAGATGACCATAAAGGCTGTAAGCTTCTTGGTGCCGACTTCCACCTTTGCAATTGCGCCATCCAGCTCTTGCGTGATCTTGCTCCCTAGCGGCCCCCATACTGCAAACTGCACGCCCTTTTTGTTGACGATCATCTTCGTAAGCGTCGCCGTATTCTGAATGCTGATCGCGCCAAGCAATGGGAATATGGTCTTGATATCATCAAGCACCTGATCGATAACCGTTTCTGGAAAGGCGTTTCAAGGCCCTCAAATCCTTTTTCTATGCTGTCCTCGCGAGCCGCCTTGATGAGTGCTTTGTAAAATTTGGTTTCATCCGCCGTCAGTGTGCGCACGCCACGTTTCTCAAGGATCGCATTATCCTTTGTCTTCTGATATTCTAAATAATCGTTTTCGATTCCTTTACGCATTTCTTCCGCAAAGGAGCAAAACACCTCTGCAACCTTTTCCTCGTCGTTCGTTTTGAGCGCGTCGGAAAACTTTTTGCGAAAATCGTCTCTCGTAAAATCACTGCTTTTCGGCATGTCTGATACCTCCATTTTTATTCTTTGTCTGCAAAAATTGCTTGCAATCTCTTCATGAGCGTCTGCGGCGGAGCTGCTTCCTTTTTTCCGCCGTAATCCTTCGTTACCCCTGCCTCCGGCTGAGCGGGGACAGCAACGAATGAGATTTCATATGCATCTTTCGGGTCGTCAAGGGCTTTATAGCAGGTTTTCCCATCATACTCCTCGCCTGCGCGGTGCTCGCAATACGTTTTTGTGTTATCCGCTTCGCAAATTGAGCAGGTCACCCGGCCAATGGCGCATCCAATGGATACCTCTTTTTTAATACCGGCTTTAATCTCCGCGATCAAACCCTGATTTTTGTCTGTCCTGACCATGTAACAATAGGCGATGAGCTGTGCGCCCTGCTCGCCGGTTTTGGATTTCGCTCCCGTGGTTGTAACTTCTGCTCGGTATACGCGAGCGATCTGGCCGTTTGCGGACCAATCATGATCTGTAATCATGGTTTTCCCGACGTACAGTTCAGATAGTTTTTTCAGTGCCGATTTTGTGAATGCCTCACCATCACGGTCAATGTCGTTTCCACACGCAATTACTCGAAAAGCAAAGACTTCTTCAGCTGTTATCGGCGACAAGGTAAGCTGATTAATCTTTTCGAGTTCTGCGTCATCAACTTCAAGCCCAGTCACTTTTCCGGATTTTTCAATCTTCATTTACTTCACCCCCTCCCGCTGCTGGTAATTTTGCAATGTCCGCATAGTTTTTAGTCATCCAGTGCATACGACTCCACCATGTATTGAGCGGTACATCGCCCAACTTTTCACGCAGGTCGTCGATATTGTAAAGGCCAGCAGAAATCAATTTATCAGCCTTATCTGCGGTTGAAAAAACGTCAATGTGCTTCACACATGTTGTATCGATCATGAGCTTATAACCGTTAATATATGCCTCTTTTCCATAATACTTTCGGTTGATCTCCGTCTGGATGAGATCGCACAAGGGGTCGACGCAGAACGTTAAGAATTCATCCACTAAACTCTCCACGTCCGCAATCTCCCCTTGCAGGAGAGCAGGCGGAATTTTAAATGCTTGTGCAACACGCATGAATGCTTCTTTTGTGATATTGGCGATGTCATTTACCTCACTAGTGGATTTTTTGCTTCCTTCTCCAGAAATCTCGTCATATTTAATTCCCCTCGGAAGGACTACAAGAGCGTTTTCTTCTTTAAAATAGGATTTAAAGCGATTTCCGTAAAGGTCGTTTAGAGCCTTTTGCCATGAGTCGTTTTGCTGCGGTGTTGTCTCGGTTGTTACAATGCCCTTTCTTCCGCCCGCTCGTTTGTATTTGTTAACCGCCATCGACAGGAGGCCGGAATATCCTTTCATTAGACTGGACAACAGCGCTCGTATGCTGATCTCTGAGTATCTAAAATACATGACATCCTCGGCATAAAAGGTCTTTTGGAAGGTGAGTTCCCCGCGTCGGACGCTGGTGAAGGTGTCGGGAAAGAGTGCATACTCCGTATGGACAAAATCATCCGCTACGATCAACTGCCCGTTTTGCTCGATGACAAGGCACTCGTTATAGTACAGGAGTTTCCGCACGATTTCCCCGATAAACTGAGACGAGTTTTGATTGACGTTCGGCTCTATGTTCCAGACATAATGATCGCCTTTCTTGACCGGAGTTCCTTTCGCGAGAGTTTTAAACTCGCACTTACTGACAGCGCCCGCTATCAGGTTGATCGCCATTTGGATCGCAAAGTCTTCGACCGCAAGCTTATATTGCTGCGTTTCAATTTTCTCTGCAAGTGTGATCGTGTCTTTTTCGCCAAACATATCGCGTATCCATTCGATAATCCGCAACCATCCACCTTCCTTCTACTAAGATTTTCAGGGTTACTCTTCAGATTTTTGATTTTGCTTCATCGATAAGCCGGTTAATGTTCTGCCAAAGCGCGTTTATTTCGCGTGTTTTTTTTAACGCCTCATCAACCCCGTTTACTTTAAGTTCAACTTCGATACCTGATTTCCTGTCTTTCAATCTGCTTACCTCCTAATAGCTGTAGATTTGTACCTCTTCATAATCCCCTGAGCAGTTTCCGCAGTCCGGTAAATCCTCACTGGCGCAAAAGGCATGCACAAGAGCCATAAAGCCGTCCGTTTTTCGTGACTTCTCTTCTTTTTTTTGATAAACCATGTTTCCGTCTTTGTCGGTCGCAACGCAGGTGTTCCAGGTGTACCATCGCATAAGTGGATTATTTCCCCATACGATCCGCTGCGTTGCGAATGCACTTGCAATGACGGGTGCCCATCGCATTTGCGTGACGCGCTTCGTCAGGCGTATGTTGTTGCGCCCGCCTTTGTCGGTGTCAAATCCATGTTGTTTTAAACTTGCTGATAGCAATGTGTATCTAAAATTGTCCATCCCCATTACGGTAGTTTGATAAATTCTTGCCTGCTCTTCAACCCACTGCGTTGGGATTTCCGGCGACACTTCCGGCGCGTCCACAAACGTTAAGAGGTCCTTCGCCTCCCACTCTTCAAGTGGGGCTTTTATGCGCGGCAAATCCAGCGAGTTTTTGCAAATCCATGAGTGCGTGATCCAGTAATATACATCGTCTTTTTTAAACAGTAGACCCGCCGCAATTAAATCCTGCGTTTTGGCATAGTCGATTGCAGCTACGCACGGGCATCCGGCCAGGTCTGGCAACGGGCGACTTGCAGCGAGCACATTTTCCCACGTTGTTACATCTTCATCTTCCTGCTCGGCAGGCATATTCATCCTTTTCACCACAAATGATGCAGCACGATTCGGGCTATTTTTGTAAGTAGCATATTCCTGCTTGATTTCCCGGAGCAGCGTCCCAAATTCAGGGTATGCTAGGGACGGATTTGCCTTTACCCACATATCCGGTTTGTCAACCTCCTCAATGCTGTCCAGATGGCACATAAAAGGGAGCATGCCTCCGTCATCCTGCCCGCGGAACAAGACTCCCCGCGCCTGTTCCTTCAGGTCGTCCAGCGGCCCTCCCCGGATGTATCCGTCTGTTGTGATGATGGTCTTTCGCGGATGCTTCTTTTTTCCGAGCCCTGTTGTGGCAACGTCCACCATCTTATAGTTCTCATAAGCGTGGTATTCATCAAATACAACCGCGCCCGGTCTGCCTCCGTCTTTGGTCTTATAGCTCGACGTGCGAAATCGGATGCGCGACCCGGTCTTTAAATTCGTGATGCATTCAACGTTCCATTTAAAATACTTCTCAAGTTTTTTCTTGTTTTCCTCCAACACGGAGCGAATGTCGTCCGGGCTGGTTTTGGCCTGATCTTCCGATGTGGCGAAAATGTCCACATCGTAATTCTGCACACCGTTGATAGGGGTAGACCACGCAAAGGACTCAAACGATTCATAACCGTTTTTTCCAAATCCACGACCGCCGTAGAGAAATAAAATAGGCCAGCGAAGTTCGCCGTCATCCTGATAAGTGCAATTATGCAAAGCAAACACAAACGTCTCCCACGGAAGAAGGCGAAACGGGAAATACTGCTGCAACCCTAGATATCGCTTTAACTGCTGTTCATCGACATAGATATCCTCCTCTTCAAAACAGTTTTCGACATGGTTACATAATGCGAGCTGCTCCTTGCAAACCGGGACTTTCCCTGATCTGACGTATTCAATATAGCTTTCGACTTCATAGGTCACCGTCATCATCCCCGGATGCAACGCACTTCTCCGTGCTGATTCCCAATTTTTCGAGGATGGAAAGCATTTGCCGATTTACGTTAACGATTTCTTTGACGGAGGGGTTGTTTTTCTTCATGGGAATTCCGACCGACGAGACATCTTCATATACGACTCCGCGCTTGTTGATGTCCGTCACGAGTTTATTTTTGATGCTCCAAAGTTTCATATAATCTTCAATCAAATCCGAAAAGCAAGCGACATCCGCGCCTTTCTCCTTGAGCTGCTCAATAAGCGATTCGCGCACATCGCCTTTTTTAATTCTCACGTTATTTCGCCTCCCGTGATCTCTTTAAATGCGCCCATATAAAAATTATAGAGCGGTTCGCTTTTTTCAAAGCTAAACTGCTCTATGCTTGGATTTTCGTTTAAGTTTGAGGACGTTTCGATTACAAATTTGCCCTTTGAGGTATCTAATAAAATAACCTTTGAGTGGTTATTGAGGACAGCAATCCTCCATCCATTTCTTTCACATGCCGTCTGCAAATCGGTGTAATATCCATACGATTTTCCAATTTCGCTATCGTTTTTCATTACACTTCCGACAATAAAATGTTGCGTTCTCAAGCTTCCCCTGTCGATGCAACTCATTTAAAACCATCAGATGCTTTTTCCCAACGCGCAGGGTGGACACCATCATACGATAAATTTTAGCCTGATCCGCGACCACTTTGATAAAACCAATCGCGCTAAATCCTCCGACTGAGATATACTTTCTGATCTCCCTGCCTGGCAAATCATGGCACAGGCTTTCAATCTCGCTTTTTTCTCTCATGATATGAAACTGGTACCGCTTTTTCGGTAATTTTATGATCTCGTTCCCCATAAAAATCCCTCGCGCGCGCGAGTGCCCGGAATTGTCTATCCTATTTCCCGATATCCCCTATATTGACCGCTTTTCAAAATTTTTGACCGGGGGGTCACCAACGCTCATCGTTCCATTTATTTTTTTGGTCTCCTGAATGATGAATTTCGTAATGACATGATTCGCACAAGGCTATCAGGTTATCTCTTTTGAGTGCAAGCGCTGGACACTTTCGCAACGGCTTTATATGATGCACTGTATCAGCAGGCGTGTATTTGCCCTTACTCTTGCAAATCTGGCATTCCCCATGCTGTTCTTTTAACACTTCCGCTCGCAACCGTCGCCATCGCTTAGAGATGTAAAAGGCATGCACATTGTTACTGTTGATGAGTTCCACAACCCATGCTGCTACCTGCTGGCTATTCATCTGATTCCCTCCGCAAAATGTCGTCGGCGCTGCCTGGAGACAGCGCCGACATATAATAAAGGAAGGCCCGGTACTACCGCCCCGGACAGGCGAACGAAGAGTGCCAGCCCTCACGCTCTCCACACTATCATTATAGCATTATAAAACGGACACAAACGGACACAAGAGGTCAATGATGGACATTAATTTGCGGGATGCTGTAGTTATGAACAAACGCATTGCCATCAAATTTTATAGCCAATATATGTATAGCTTCCTTGTGCCGCCTCCTGCACGTCCTTTCGCTACAGCAGACTCGCTTCGCTATTTCCCTCCACCCCTTCGCCTCTTTATATTTTTGATTGATAATTGTGCGTTCTGAGATCGGTAGGGCTTTTAGCTCGTTTGGACTTTAAATTTAAATAGCTTCATTTGTTCAAGCTGCTCTCTTAGTTCGTCTATTCTTTCCGTGTCTGCTTGCGCCGCACGGATCGCCGCTGCTTCGGTCGGGCTGTGAAACCCGTTTTTACCGCGCGGCATTCCGTCCATGTTTACGCCTGAAAGAGAGCAATATATTTCTTCTGCGTCTCTGATTTCCTGCGCTTGGAGTTTTATTTCATCGTCTATGCAACCGTAATATTCCAGCAAATGAATGACGTGCTCTATGTTCATTCTCATACCTCCTTTCTCGGGGCGAATCTAATGCCGCAAAAACTCACACCCGCTCTCTTTTAGAGCCGATTCCAGCTCTGTCTGAATTTTATTTACTATTTTCACAATTTCATTAATTTTTTTTGATGCAGATATTTATTGCCTCCATACAAGTACGCGCGTCGGCTCTGCTATCATGCAGTATCCCCTGATTATTTGAGGGACGGAGTTTGATGTTGATTTCCTCAATCTGTTTATTCAATCCCGCTCGCCTCCTGATGTGGTTTTCTAATTGTTTCTATTCTCTCTTTTAGACGATCTATCTTCTCTTCGATTTCGCCCTCCGCACATCCGTACCCATAAAGCATTTCCATTTGCCACAGCATGATTTGCACGTCGGCAATTTCCTCTTGGATATTTTCCAGGACCTTCATACCCTTTGCAGTAAGCCGCTCTTCTATCGTCAAACGCCGGAATTTAAGCAAGGCCTTGATTAGTTCACTGCACTCCTCAATGCACATATCCGTCTGCGCTTCCCGGCCATATGTGTCAATAGCGTCGCAGATCACATCGCAATATTCTTTGGATGTTGTCATTTGTTACACTCCTTTGGAATTTTTGGCTTTATGTAGGTTTCAAAAATTTTTACAATGCGTTTTGCCCCTGCTGGATAGTCTCTGCAAATGCACATATACGCATCATAAAAGTCTACGTCAATACTGCGTTCTCCCGCAAATTCTACTATACGATTTGCAAATTCAGTTTCAGTTTGTAAATCTGAAACGATGATTTCGAATTTTAATTTTTCTTCCCAATCATCTTCAAGTTTAACTTCGTAATCGATGACTTGGTATATCAGATCAATTGCGCTGCTTACTGTTTCTTCTAGGTCAATAACGGTTTCGCTTGATATTTTACTTAGCAAATAATCTTGATCAAATCTCCTGCACAATGCAAAAAATGATTCTTTTCCCGGCGTCGGAACCCACTCGTAAGCATAATTTCCGCAGTCAGACATGATCTGTAAGCGATAATTGATTGTGTCAAATTCAAAATCTGCCCATAGACATGTGCCGTAATTGGGATCGCCCTTTTCCTGCTGGTAGGAAATTCGCGTAATGCATGGATGATAAACGTTTACTTTTGGCATGGCTACTCCTTTCCACAATTCGCCTTGTGTAGCTTATTTGATTCCCCAGACCTCACACGCTTTGTCGTATACGCCCGCTCGCTGCAAGCAACGATATTTGCATGTAGGGCACCATTTATGATGTCCCGGCCAGTAGTCCGGTTTTGCAACGGCTTTAATCGCCATAAATCTCAACCGGCACAGCGCATTGGCGTGGATACGGTCGGTATATATGACGCTATACGCAATGTAGCGGATTGTTCCTTTCATTTTTGTGCCTCCTTTTCAAGCAATTCCGCTTGCGCTATCCCGTTGAAAATCGGATAGAACTGCGCTGGAACCACCGCGTTGCCTAAGCATTTAAGTCTGTCCACCCGATGGGGAATCCCATGAGCCACTCTACCCACGTCGGGTTCAATTGGCCACCAATCTGATCGTTCGGGTTTTTGCTCCTCTTCGGGTCGAAAAAACGCTCCTGATGTCCGGTTCTGAAATCCCGTGCCTGCGGGGTTGGAAACATCGCTGCTACCGCATCCAGCCTCGCATAGCTTTGTTTTCCGCTTTTTCCCATATGCCGGACCGTCCCGTTTTTCGTTATATGTGGATTGATTGCTGTTCTCCCGCAGTCCGATGCGCTCGGCGTCGGCCACATCTGAACCGCCTGAATCAGTTTCATTCCGTGTTTTGTCCCTGTATATTCTTTCTCTTTCAGATCCCCGCACGCTGCGTCGAATTGCGTTATTGTAGGCAATAATTGCGACCCTGTCTCTGCGGTGCGGGGCATCGACGCCGCAAGCTGGAATAACAAACGCCCTTGTTTCGTAGTTTTGGGCTTCCAGGTCAGATAACACCTGGTCGAGCGCCATATTGACGATTCCAGCAACATTTTCTCCAACAACCCAAGTGGGCCGGAGCTCCTGGATAACTCTGAGCATTTCCGGCCAGAGGTAACGGTCATCATCCGCGCCTCTTCGCTTCCCGGCGACGGAGAACGGTTGACAGGGGAATCCCCCTGATATAACGTCAACTGTTCGTAACCCTGTTCGCTCATGAAAATCCTCTCCTGTCAGCGTGCGGATATCCCGCCACTTTGGTACATCCGGCCAATGCTTGCACAGTACCTTATACGGGTAATCTGCAAATTCGCATTGTCCAACTGTGCGGAAGCCGGCCCGCTCGGCGGCAAGATCAAGCCCTCCAATCCCGGAGAAGAGGGACAGGTGCGTCAGTCTTTTCATCCTGCTTCCCTCCCGTTCCGGCTGTTGATAAAATCAAACAGCGTCGGCTGGTCCACCTCCGCTTCTGCCGACCGGCAATATTCCACGCCATCTGCAAAATATCCCGCGTTGAGCTCAATCCCATATCCTTTCCGGCCCATCTTGATCGCTTCTTCCGGCACTGTGAACAGGCCTGAAAACGGATCGAGCACCACGTCCCCTTTATTGGAATACCGGTTAATCAATCGCTGTACAATATCAATCTGCAACGGGCAGACGTGCATCTGCTGCCGCCGGGCGGATTGCGTCGTGTTGAGCGTGCGCATGCGGTTGATATCGTCCCACACGTCCGGATGCCAGCTGGCGGGCGGAGCGGTCATAAAGGTTTTGGATAGCCTCCCCGCCTCTCCCAAGGTTTCGGTGAACCCGATATGCTGGATATAATCATACACATGCGATCGGGAAAACTGCTTCTGGATGCGCTGAATTTGATCGATCGGCATAGCGCTGATCTCCTCCCGCGTCATCCTGCGGTTCCCGCTGCTGCGCCAAAATCCATGCGCATCGATCTGCCATTGTGCCAGCGGGTAATCCTCCTTGGTGCGTGCCACCGGCGTGTCCGCATAGGCTTTGCTGCGGTCCGTCGGCAGTTTGCGAAAGAGAAGAATGTATTCTGGACAACCAACCCCCATCTTTGTGCCGTCCTTGCACTGCTCCGTCCAGCCCAACCGGTAGGTTTGATTATTCTCCCGCACTACGTCTGTGATTACCGTAATCATGCCGAAATACATAAACCCATGGCGCATATAGTGCTCAATGCACATCGCATGGAACGGCTCCATCGTCGGCATACCCGTTCCTGTCGCGTTGCCAAACAATACCCGGTCTTTGACGTGTACCGCCATCACCCGTCCAGGACGCAGGATCCGGAGCAGCTGCGGGGACAGATAGTCCATCTGCTCAAAAAAGCGCTTTGTATCCTCATTGTGACCAAAGTCGTTGTAGCTCGCCGTATACTCATAATGGTTGGAAAATGGGATGCTCGTCACAATCAGGTCAATGCTGTTCTCCGGCATCCGCTCCGTTTCCAGTATGCAGTCATTCTGTATCGCAGTGAAGTGATCCCCCATGATTTCTTTTCGCTCCACACCGATGCTGCGCTGCAACTTTTCCATCATATTGGTTCCCGACAATCCGTACTGTTTGACGATTTCGGCCATCTTTGCCGTCATCTCATCATACTGTGCCCACTTTCGCTGCAAAGCTTGTAAAATCTCGCTCTCCGCATCCATGTAAATGATATCGATCACAACCCGCTCGCCCTGCAAAAAACGATAAATTCTGTGGATTGCTTGAATAAAGTCGTTGAATTCATAGTCAATCCCAATGAAGATTGCCCGGTGGCAATGCTTCTGAAAATTGCAACCGGATCCAGATAACTCTTTTTTAGTCGCCAGCAGCCGGATTTTCCCGTTGGAAAAAGCAATGGTATTGCGCTCCTGCTCGTCGAGTTCCTGCGAGCCATAGATTTCCACGGCTTCCGGCAGAGCGTGTTTGATCGTGTGCCGCTCCGCTTCCAAGTCATGCCAAAGGATAAAATGCTCCTGAGGGTTATCGTTGACGATCTCCGCCGCCTTTGCCACGCGGGCACCGATGCTCTCCCGCTTGACTGCCGCCGCATCCTTGAGGGAGACGGAGGCTTCCCTCTGGAAATGCTCCTGCCCATCCTTGCCTACGACCGGCGCGGCGTCCATGCAAAGTTTGTGATATCGTACATCCAACGGCGGCAGGTCATAGCCGGTATCATCGTAGCCGAGATCAGAGGGCTTTGAAATGTACAGTGCCCAGGAGGATACCCACAGCCAGAATTCCTCCTCCTTGTGCGGGTAAAGGGTTAGATTGTTTGCCTTTGTGCTGTCCCGCTTGAAAAAACGGGTGAGGGCTTGCCCGGTGTCCATCACTTCCAGATACCCGGCATAGTGGATCAACTCTTTATACCGGTTCGGCGCCGGGGTAGCCGTCGCCACAAGCTTATATGGCACGCCCTTAAACTTATTGAGAAACGTCTGGTAGGTTTTGCTCCCAAAGGAGCGCAGCACTGCCGCCTCATCGAGGCAAGCGGCTGTAAAATACGTAGGGTCAATGTCCCCATCCCGCACTCGCTCATAGTTTGTCATCAAGATTGATCCGTCCGCCTGTTTTACCTCATTCATCGTACGTACATATTGCGGCGGCGCAATGTGCAACAGTTCCTGCGCGTCGTGTGTAAACTCCTGCCGCACGCCCAAAGGCAGTACCAGCAGGGCCTTCCCACCCTGATGTTCGGTAATGATGCGGCACCATTCCAGTTCCTGTACGGTCTTTCCAAGGCCGAACCGCTCGAACAATGCCCGCCGTCCGCCGCGTACCGCCCACTGCACCGCATCCCGCTGATGCGGTTTCAATATGGGATTAATCTCCGATGGATCTATCTCAAACCCGCTCTCCGGGGCAAGCTCCATTTTAGACCGTAAAAATTCTTCATAGGTTCTCACTTTATCAGATCCTCTCTCTGCATAAGATCTTCCGCTTTTTTGATCTGCTTTTTCGCCCGATCTTCGCTCCATCGGCCCTTCAGATGTTCATAATATGCTGCAACCATCCATGACAGGGCGGTGCGCATATTTTCACGCGGATTCTCCGGCATTCGGGCCGTCAGTTGCTCCAATTCCATAACAAATTGCGGGGACTGGTGGATGTCATTCGCAAGGCGTTGCGCCCAGAGATACGCCCAAGGATGCGTAGTGTCACCCTGCTTGAAAGAGGTTGAGTTGTCGCTTGCTCCAGTCAATATATTCATCCTCCCATTCGATGCCGATATAGTCGAGTACCCTCCCCCAACCATATTTCTCCCCGGTTTCCGGATCGGTGCAGCATCGATACATCCAGAATTCCCATTCCTTTGGATTGTCTTCTCTCAGCCGGTCGAACCGGTGCGGTCTCTTTTCAAGATGGATTCCAAACCCGCACATGCTACACCCTGTCCGCTGCGCCCGTGTCGTAAACAGTGTGCCATCCTCCGCCCGCTCGATGGAGCCGTAAATTTCAGGCACATGTACATTGAGGTCTAATGCAAGCTGCAATAGATCCTGCCTCAGGAAAGGGGCAAACGGGCAACTGCGCACGGAATTCTTGCCGTAGTAATTACAGCCGTTTTTGACAAGCCCCATTTCTCTTTGTCCGCCCTCGCTCGCCATCAAACCGAGATATGGGTAGCTATCATGCTCCTTTGCCCAGTCATCGCAGGGTTTTTCTTTCATCCATTTGCAGCAGTCACTGCTGACCTTGAATGGCGCTTTTTTGCAATGCAAATCCGGCCGGTGTTCCTGATAATTCCCTGCGAACAATTCCAGCCATTTATCAGGGAGCTTGATTTTATCGCTGTGTTTATAGTTTCCCTGTTTCCCCATATCGCCTGTCATGATCGCATGAATAAAGGTCTGCTTTGGACAATCCGGCTGCTGCAACAGCTCAATTTTTCGCGCCTTCGCTTTCGAAATAACGGGGAAGCCCAATTCTTGGATGACTTCCAACTTGCTTTTATAAGGACGGACTACCTCGATCCCCAACTCTTTATGTACCCGCTGTATGCTTTTATCCTCCAGGCTGGAGACGGAAATACCGTGAACGTTCAAACCGATCGACTTTAAAAAACAATACAGGGTAATGCTGTCCAATCCGCCTACGGACACATGGACGTCGTGCCCTTCTCCAACGATTTTGTTATAAAATTCCCAAGCACGTGCACGGGCCGCCATAACCTTTAATTTATAGGGCAAGGATTGCTTCTGTGCCATTTCTTCATAGGTCATTCCCATCGCCTCCGTTTCTCGCTTTTGGCAGTGCAAGATAATCCGTAATGATTTCAATCGCCGCATCCGCGCCCCTGCACAGCGCCGTCTGATAGCCTTCCGCCTCCAGCGCCGCCAACCATTCTTTTTGCTCCGGCGTTGTTTTACTGCCCTGCGTCCGTTTCATCTCGATATATAATCCGTGGTATTGGCCGTGTGCCGACGGCAGGCAGAGATCTGGTACGCCGCTCTTTAGCCCTTCCGCGCGCAGTCGTCCGCCAGTGGCCATGCTCCGCTGGCCCTCATTTGGCACATGGTAGAGCAACCGCAGTTCTGGCCACCGCCCGCTCGCCGCTGCTGCCCATTTCATCACAGCCTGCTGCTCTTCGCTCTCAGTCGGGATGGACGGGACAGGTTTCTTTTGTGGGATGCCTTTCCGGGCAGGCTGCCCGCTCGGCTGCTTATGGGGATGGAGCATGGCCTGATACTCTGCGGCAGACATGCGCCCAAAATGGGATGCGGGCAACTCTCCAATTTTTTCGGATGGTTCGGACGATTGCCCGCTCTCAAGGCTTTGGAGATAGGCGTGGTATTCGGCGGTCGTCATTGATCTGGCCTCCGATCTTTCGGCACTGGCCATGCATCCCAGTTCTCGCCGTATCTCTCTATGACCGCACACATAACAGTCTGATACTGCTTATACCAATAGTCTGCACGGCGCTTTTCTTCTGCGTTTTCTCGCCGATACATTTCGATGAGAGTGGGTTCCCCGCTTTGGATTTGCTTTGTAACCTCCCGGTAGAGGGAGCGTATCATGCTATTTTTGAGCACCTGCTCGTCTACCTTGAGTTCCTGCCTCTGGGCTTTCTTCGCGCAGGCTCCGCCGGTGTAGACACCGATATGAGGCGGTATTTCGTCCTTGACTTCATTGTAGAGTTCTAGCGGCATGACATAATAGTTGTAATGGGCGACGAACGTGTGGGCGGCGGAACTGTGAAAATCCGATTTTGTGACCTTAATTTCATAGCATTTAAACTCGCCTTTGGTGTTGTAAGTCATGTAATCTACCCGCTCGTTGCCAAACCAACCAATCGTAACTTCAAAACATCCAAACGTTCCCTGCCTATGCGTGGCTTGCCAGATTTTACGCTCAAGATCCAAGGTCTGCTCCGTTTTCATTGGTTCCTCCTCAACCTCTCCTTCTGCCGTTTCTTCGGCGGAATCCGTACCATCCTGTAAAACTGGTACGCTTCCCCGGTTAGCGGGCAGACGCCGTTTTCCACGCTATCCTTGTCTATGTAGTACCCGTTAAGCGGTTTCGGTTCGTCCCTCCACGTTCGGGCCTCCTTGACCTCCGTTTTCGGGGGCGGGCGGCGCAGGTTTTTGCTGCTGCTCCATCGCTTGCCTTTGATTGCCTCCCCGTCCGGAGATGTGCGCAATTGTCCAACGTAGTAGTGCGCGAGCCGCCAGTAGTTGCCCGTATCATCCAAGGGCGATACGATCACCCGGCCATGCGGCCACACGGATTGCAAATCTCGGTAATCCATCCCGCTGATGACCATGTGATGATGGATTGCGCCTCGTTCTCCGTAGGCGGTCACCGCCACATAGCGTAGTTCCTCCCCTCGGCGGCGCAAATATTCCCGGAGTTTGCGCAAAAACTTCTCCCGATCTTTCTTCGCCTGCTCTGGCGTAGGGCGTTCCCCTTTGCGATAAGTCCCTACAATGCTCAGATCGCCCGGGCCAAAATTCTCGTTGAGCAGCCGGGCCAGTTCCCTTTCCGCAAGCTTTTTATTGTAGGCTGCCATTGCTTCCGGGGTAGGGCTGTGCCGTTTCTGCCGCGCGCCCCTTGGATGCTTTCGGATGGCAAGCTTCTGTACTTCTATCGTCCTTCCGGCCCGGTAGGTTTTCTGTAGGTACATGGCGGGCTTCGTCCTTTCTTTTTCGGCCTTTTTCCGGGTTGCTCCGTCGGAGTGTTAATACTGTGAGCAAGCCGCATTGGCGCCCGCAGGCACCCGAAAAAAATTGACTTCCCGCCGCAAAAATGCTATACTAAATATGTGATATGTGGGCGGGAAGCCCTGCTGGTTCTGTAGGCCTGATTTCAGTTGGCGCTGAGATCAGGCCGTTTTTTATGTGCAATCACTGTCTTCGCTTTGATCTCACCATTGTGTACCAAAGTCGTCCGGAGTGCATTCGGCGACGCGCCGAGCTCCTGGAGCACCAGTTTTACTGCGGCTTTCTCGGTAAGCATGATGTTCCCTCTTTTCAAAGTTGTTTAATGATTTGAAAAAATTCTTTTGCCAGCGTGATTTCAGATTGGTTGGCCCATCCTTCTTCCCATGCCTTGTCAAAACCTTTCCGGTTGTTGTGCCATGCGCCGAATACCGGATCCTGCTCAATGGCATAGTAGGCATCCTGAGCTTTTTCGTTGATGGCCACAGGCCAATCCCATAGCGCATATATACTGTCCGAGCACTTTTTGACAACAACTTTTTGACCGTCCAGCAATTCGTACACTTTGACATAAAGCCCGGCTTCGGCTTCGGAGAGCTCTTTTTGATGCTTCGCTAGTTCCTCCGGCGGCAATTTGGGATCGTTGACGATAACCCAATATAGTTCATCCTTTTCTTCTTCAAATGACATGGTTATACTCCTTTCGATGTTTTTCCCCGGTATATCGGTTTCTGCCCTGGCGCTCCAATTCATCCCCGATCTTCCGGCGCATGTAGCTTTCCCACGCGCTTTCCAAGCGGTTCCACGCGATCAGCAGGTTTTCAGACCGCTCTAAAACTTTGTCGTAATGGTATACTCCGTGGATCGCCATGGAGGCGCGACAACCCTTGACTGCGAGATATACAGGCGGCTTGATCCCGTAATCAGAATCCCCTTCCATCGGCGCATCCTCCAGTAGGGCGAGTTCGCCGCGGTGGAAGCTCCATATCACGCGCATGAATTCTCCTCCTCCCCATCGTCGAGCACAGCATCCAATACTTTGCGCTTGTCCAACACACAGGCGCGGTATTTGCAGTGACCGACACTCGCGGTGGTATCATGATGCCGACATCCTTCGTAGCAGTGATCCATACAGATCGCAGCCTGGGCTTTGGGGCAATGCACCCATACCTGTGCCCCAGCGGGCCTTCCACCGCATATTGGGCAGATCATGATGCCTCCGGGCACAGCGTGCTCCTGACGTAGATGTGGATACGCTGCACATTGGCTGACCGGGCGGCGGATACCACCACGCTGTCCGCTGTGCCGCGCCTGACATAATCGCGGGCAAGCCGCATTGCTTCTTTATACGCGCGCTCTGCCGTGACTGGACCGCGCGCCGATAGCGTTGCGATAGGAATAAGGGTATCGTCCGGGGATTTGCTGTATTTGCGTTCTTTAAACTGCCAACTGGTTGGGCCAATATATTGGGCATAGACTTCCCGCGGGTGCGGTGGCGTCCAGGGCTTGGGTAAGGTCCTCATGATTTATGCTCCTTTCTGCACGCGAAGATCGCGCGTTCTTTTGCGCCGCATTGCATCGCGCGGCGAATCTCATATGCCTCGTAGTCGAATGACGTTTTAAGCCCCGATTTTTGTGGTGCCTGGGTTTCCCGCTTATTACACCGCTCCGGCGGGCATCCGCGCGGCTCGCCCGTGTCAAGGATGTAGTGGCAAATCTCTTCTCCGCCACGGGAACCGGTGCTGGATCGGTAATGTGCGCAGCCTGCGCAGGGCTTAGGCTTAACTTTGCGTTTGGCAGTCATTTTCCCAATATCCTTTCTTTTATGCAGTGCTTTTTTCTGCATCGTACATTTTTAACATCCAGCCCTGCGTGTACCAGAGATAAAACGTAGCGGACGGAATTTTGTTTGTAGCGTTCGAATGCAACGTTTTTTGATAGCCAAATGCAAACGGACATTGCCTCGCCTGAATGCTGGCAATCAGCGTCGCAGGATTCATACCCAAAAACTTGGCCGCAACCTGCGGGGGGATGTATACGGGATGATCCTTTACAATTTCGTTGAGTTCGTCGAGCTTTTCCAGCACGGGGGATGGTATTTCAAAGGGTGATTGTGCCATACGTGGGCCTCCTTTCTATTTCGGCTTTGCAGGCAGCTATGCGGATTTTTGCGGATCGTCTCCGCTGATTAGCTGGCGCGTAATGTCCATATACGCCAATAGATACCCCTTGCGTTCCGGCGTCGCGTCTCTAAAAAGCGGCCCTATGCGTTCTAACGCTTTAATCTTTGCAGCGGTTTCTGCGTTGATTGATACTTCCATCGCTTTCATCTCCCTACTTTTATATCGTTGCAATATTATAATATATCGTAGAGTTAAAAAAGTCAATAGCTTTAGTACAAAAATATTGCGCCGATATAAAATATATGGTATAGTGGTTTAAAAGGAGGATGAATATGAATAACCGTATAAAGGAATTGCGTAAAAGCTTAGGATTAAATCAAACCGAATTTGGTGAACGCATTGGCGTGAAGCAAGGTAGCATAGCCAGCTATGAATCTGGAGCCAGAACGCCCCTTGACACCGTCATCAATTCTATTTGCCGAGAATTCAATGTCAGCAAAATTTGGCTTATCGAAGGGCGCGGCGAAATGTTTGAAAACGATGATATGGAATTCGCCCGCGCCGTTGATAGGGTGATGTTTGGGGAAAGCGACTTTGCGCGGCGGGTTTTTAAGTTGTTTGGCAAACTCAGTTTGGAAGAGTGGAATAAATTAGAGGAAATCGCGCGTAAATTGGTTGAGGACGAAAAAAAAAGACCCGCAACACTGATTTCCAGTGTTGCGGGTCTCCGCTTATTAAATGATTAGCTTATGGAAAACTCAATATCCGCATCTGAGCTAAACCAATTTCCTGTATATTGCAATTTAAGTCCAGTGTCCCCCTTTGGCTGCTCGAACGCTATTGTACCTTCGATTTCGCCACCGGGTGCAAGCTCACCGCTCGAAAGCGCGGTGTCTGAATCGATTGTGGTAAACGCTTCGTCCGTGATCTGTCCTTTACTGTTCAGCATTTTAAAATCATAAGGATTGTAACTGATTTTCTCAGCACCGGTGTTTTTGTATTTAACGGTAACAATTACATATTCCATGCCATCTTTTGGTTTGTCAAAATCGTCGCCGTTTGATTTCTCAACCTTAGTGACTGATAATTCAAGCCCTTTATATTTGACAGGTTCGTTAATCCCAAATACTTTCGATGCGTCAGCACCAATTTGTTCACTTTGCGCTACACCGCTACCGCCGCCAACTGCCTGGGGCTTATCGTCGTCGCCGCCCATATTTGCGATCGCCGCGATTACGATAATAAGGACAACGATGACAATGACTGCTATCAGTCCTTTTTTCTTCTTTTTCTTTGGTCTGCGCCACCGTCGCTTGCGCTGGGCTAACCCCATCGTTTGACGCTCCGCATTCCGGACAAAACTTTCCTTCGTACTCTTTCCCACATTTTTTGCAAATCATGCGCGAATCCTCCTTCATTTTTATATCATTACAATATCACATAAGGATAAATTTGTAAAGTTGTTTACAAAAAATATGGTTAATTTGAATTTTACTTACTTAGCATCTTTTCGTATGATGCACAGACAACACTATATATCCACTTCAACTGTTCTGCGCTATGTATAAA